ACATAACTACTCAGGAGATCCTATAGACGACAGAGATTACGCTGGTACAGGTGCAATACCAGAAGATATGCCTTGGCTAAAGTTTTTCTATAAGATGCTTACACCTACTTCTGCATTTCCTAGTCGTACAAAATCTACACATCCTGTCGATGTAGAGCTAAGTAAGTTGTATGGTAAAGGATCTAACTACAAACCCTGGAATGATAATATTTTTAATTTGCCAGGCAAAGTTCTTAACAGGGAAGAATTAAATAGACTGATAACTATAGGTACAAAAGAAATCAAAAACGAAGCTGGTAATACTTTATGGGAAGAACTTACAGCATTAGTCACAATAGATCCAGTTTATGCCTCTCTGCCGTATGATGTTAGCAGCGATGTCGAAAACCCTCGAATGACAATGATTAAAAATGTCGTTGCTGAGTTTAAAGAAAAAGCAAAAATTAAATTCTTAGAAGAAAGACCAGACATAAACAGCCTTATAGAAGAAAGAGATCAAAAGATCATTGATAAACAATACACAAGAGATAGACTAAATAGTATGAACGACAAACAAAGTCGCAATGATTCTAACCAGTTCCTAGCTCAACTTAACTAATGGCTTTCGCACAACGCATAATAACTAGCAACTCAGCTGGAGATCAGGAATTTACTTTTACCTTTGACTACATCAAAGAAGAACATATTAAAGTCTTTGTTAATTTTGTAGAGAAAGCACAGGGTACAGGAAGTAACGAATTTCAAGTAATAACCAATACGACACCAAAAAAGATAAGTCTTAATACAGGGTTATCCGCAGATAATACCAGGGTAGAAATAAGAAGAGTATCATCACTATCTACTCCGTTAGTTGATTTTACAGATGGTTCAACACTTACAGCTACTGATTTAGATACAGCAGAAAAGCAAAGTTTGTTTATAGACCAGGAGTTAGATGACGCGCTTAAGCAAGGTATATCTATAGATACAAGTACAGGTGTTCCAACACTAAACAGTCAGAGACTATCTAATGTTTCAGATCCAGTTAATGCCCAGGATGCAGTAACAAAAGCATATTTAGAGAGAAGTGGCAGTATTACATCAACACAAATACTGAACGGAACTATTGTTGATGCTGATATAAATGCGTCAGCTGCTATTGCTAAGTCAAAGTTGGCTGCATTAAACATTGTTAACGCAGACGTAAATGCAAGTGCAGCTATTGCTGGTTCTAAATTAGCAGATGCTTCTATTGCTTACACAAAAATACAAAACGTATCAGCTACAAACAGGATTTTAGGTAGAGACTCTAGTGGTGCAGGGGTTATTGAAGAGATAACACCAGCTAATCTACGGACAATGATTAACGTAGAGGATGGCGCTACCGCAGACCAAAGTGCAGCAGAGATAAGAACCCTGGTGGAATCTGCGTCAGATAGTAATGTCTTCACAGATGCTGACCACACAAAGCTAAATGCCATTGAAGCAAGTGCAGACGTTACAGATGCAGTTAACGTAGATGCTGCTGGCGCAGTAATGAACAGCGATACAACTACAGCTGCTATGCAGTTTGTTATAGATGAAGATACTTTTGGCTCTAACTTAGATACAAAAGTACCTACGCAACAATCAGTTAAAGCCTATATAGCTGCAACATCGCAACCTCTCGATAGCGAGTTATCACAGTTAGCTGGTATGCAATCTGGTACAGCATCTAAGTTAGCTGATAGCACTGCCCTGACTGCTGACATTGCCGATCTAAACCAGTTAGATGGCATGGCAAAAGAAACATCTATTACTAATAGCAATACAAAATTTCCCACTTCTGCTGCTGTTGTAAACTTTGTTGCCAATCAAATAGCTCCTGTTGGTGGACTAGAGGTTATAGCAGATGAAGATAGTTTTCCTGCGACACAACCAGTATCAGGTGTTGTTATTAGTATTAGCAATGCTGATGGTCTAGTTATTAATAATGCTGGAGAAGCAAGCAACGCTAGAACTGTTGGCAGCGGATCTGACAATGTTACTATCAAAAACTTTCCAGCTAGTTTGCGAAACCAAACTTTAGCACCTAATTTAGGTTTACTTGTTAGCTCTACAGGTGCAAGTCAAGAATATAATTATCATAAATTATTAGCAAAAGAAACAGATGTTTTACAGCTATCAGATGATATAAATGATTTTAACAATAGATATAGAGTAGAAAACACTTTACCAGCAGCTAATGACTCTAGTAATCACGATGGCGATTTAGTTTACGCAAAAGATGTAGGAAAAATATATGTGTATTCTGGCGATTACAATGGCACACCAGTAGGAAGTTTTGGAGAAGTACAGTCGATAGGTAACTTCTTTATATCTACTCTTAGCCCTGCATTTAATGGAAGTTTACAGGACTTTACTATTACAAATGCACCAAGTAATGCACAACAGATAATTTTAAGTATTAATGGTGTTATACAGAAGCCTAATAGTGGTACATCTACTCCTTCAGAAGGATTTGCTTTATCAGGAAGCACTATTAAATTAGCTGCTGCACCTCCTAGTGGAGCAGATTATTTTGCAATAGTTCTTGGATCTACAGTAAACATTGGTACACCAAGTAACAACACAGTAACAAGTTCTATCCTGCAAAACGGATCAGTTATTGAAGCTAAGTTAGGAAGTGGTGCGGTAACAAGAACTAAATTAAATCTTGTATCCACATCTTCTGCTCCTGGACTAGAAGTAAAAGGCGATGGTTCTTCTGATGGATACTTACAACTTAACTGTAGTCAAAATAGTCATGGCATAAAATTAAAATCTCCACCGCATAGTGCAGGGCAAAGCTATACTCTTACATTCCCTTCTAATATTGTTAGCGGTCAATTCTTAACAACAGATGCCAATGGTAATTTAAGTTGGGCTGCTGTAGTAACTGACTTGGTAAATGACAGTTCTCCGCAACTAGGTAGTGACTTAGATTGTAATGGTAATAATATTGCTTTAGATGATGCTAATACAATAAGCTTTGGAAATAATACTGACTTACAGATTTATCATGAAGGCGGTAGCGGAGATAATGTTATTAAAAATGCTGTTAGTGGTAAACATTTAAAAATATTACAGGCAAATAATGATGCAGCAGCAGTTTTTTACAATAATACCTCTGTTGCTTTATTTAATGCTGGTGCTAAAAAGTTTGAGACAACTTCAACTGGCGCAATAGTTGAAAGTGCTACCAATGAATGTATTTTTACAATTAAATCCACAAATCAAGATGGCGCACCTGTTCTACAATTTATTTCTGATAATGGCGATGACAATGAAGATAATTGGAGACTAAGAGCAGACGGTGGTGCTACAGCTTTTGCTATTCAAAACTATGCTGGTGGTGCTTGGGAATCCAATATTATTTGTAGAGAAAATGGAAATGTTGAGCTTCGACATGACAACGTAAACCGTTTGGAAACAACCAGTGGTGGTGTAACAGTTTCGGGAAGCGTAACTGCAACAGGACACCTTTTTGTAGGAGCTAACACACATTATTTATATTTTACTTCTACTGCTGGTTACAGCCCTAGAATTGGTAATGCTGATGGTGGTACTGGTGTCAACATGACTTTCCATACTAACAACACTATGCGAATGATGTTGCAGAATGATGGACATTTAAGACCAGCATCTAATAATAGTTATGACTTAGGAACATCATCAGATCGTTGGAGAAACGTATATACTAATGACCTTAACTTATCTAACGAAGGTTCATCTAATGACGTTGACGGAACTTGGGGAAGTTATACTATACAGGAAGGAGCAGAGGATCTCTTTTTGATTAACAAACGATCTGGTAAAAAGTATAAATTTAATTTAACGGAGGTATCATAATGGCAGTAAATATAGCAGAAGGCCAAATTTTAGGTAAAGGTGGCGGTACTCGACTTTTAGTTACTGGTAGTATGAATCCTTCGCAAGATTTATTATGGACTATACCTTACAACGGAAATGCTAATGGTGGTAATGGAGTGTTATTTATAATACGCTGGCAAATGAACCATTGGAATACTGGTAGTTGGTATAAAATTAATGAAGGTTATTATTATACTTTTGGAACTCAAAGTTCTTATCAAAGGTATGGTTTACGAGAAGTAGCTGGTACAGGTAGTGCAAACTGGTCTAACGGACATCTTGATATAACATTAGCCAGCACTGGCGGTACAAGCCCTAATAGTCAATTACTAAAAATACAGTATGATGCAGATGGTGCACCATCATATGGATCTTCGTACTGTTTAGATCTTATATACACTGGAACTATAGGAGCCATTACAATTTCTTAACCATGTATTACGTTTTTAAAAAAGATACACGAGTTTGGCACTTTACTTGTGATGATTCTACGATGATAAATACAGACACGCACGTTGCGGTATGGGTAGAAGATCCATCAACAGTGGATATGAAGTACACCTGGACTTTAGACACTGATGATAAAACTCTTATCAAAGGTGCAGAAAGTCATGCTGGCCTTTTAACTTCTGAGGAGTAACTAACCATGGGATTAACAAAAATATCAACAGATGGTGTTAAAGATGATGCTATAACGTCAGGTAAGATTCCTGCAAACGCTATAGGTAATAGTGAGTTAGCAGTTAATTCAGTTCAAGGTGGTAATCTAACCAACTCTGCAATTAGTAATGATAAAGTACATCCCAGCGCAAATATAGCTGGATCTAAACTTGCAGATAATTCTATATCTTTAGCCAAACTAGAACATGGCACATCATCTAATGATGGTAAGTTTTTACGAGCAAACAACGGAGCAGATCCTAGTTTTGAAACAGTAACTAGCACAATAATAAACGGCAACGCAGATAACAGACTAATTACTGGCTCTGCTAGTGCTAATACCTTAGAAGCTGAGTCAAATTTAACTTGGGATGGCACTACACTTAATATAGGAGCTAACGCACCACAGATTACTTTTACTGAACTTAACGGTAATCCTGACTATAAACTTTCAGCAAATGCTGGTGTATTTAAAATTGTAGATACTACTAACTCTGCTGATAGATTTGCTTTAAATGTAAATGGAACAGGATACTTTATAAATAATTTTCAAATAGGGTCAGCTACGACTTCTCCTGGTGCAACACTTCATATTAAAACAAGTTATCCATCCCTCAAAATAGATGATGGTAATAATAACACTAATGCATTTATTGGAATTATAGCTGGCACTGGAAAGGAAAGTAACATTAATTTTGGCGATCCAGCCGATGATGACTATTCTCAGATTTCATATGACCATAATGGCGATCACATGAAATTTAAAATTGGTGGGTCAGAAAAATTAAGAGTAAATTCAAACGGTTTATATATTGGAAATACTGCCAACGCGATTGACGAGTATGAAGAAGGTACATTTACACCAAACATACAAGATGCTGCAAGTGGTGGTAATAGTCATGGTAACAGTGGTGTTAGACAAGGTAAATATGTAAAAATTGGAAGCACTGTAACTGTTATGATTGTCTGTCGTAGTTTAAGTAATAGTGGTCTAAATGGTTCACATCAACTATTTATTACTAACTTACCTTTCAGACAATCTGGCGTTGAACGAGCCGTTGCTTGGACACAGGTACAATATTTCAATAATGTTAGTAACACAGAATTTGGTATGCACTTTCAAATTAATAACAATGAAACAATAATGAGATTTTTTAAAATGAAAGACAACCAAGGATCTAACCCTGCTGTTACATTTAACCATTGGATGTATAGTTCTGGTTACTATGGATTTTCAACTACCTTTACATATATCACAGACCAATAGATAGACCGAGCTACGTCTTAAAACTAAGCACCATAAACCTGTTAAGTCTGGAGGACTTTCCTAAATGGCACTCACTGAACACATTGAGTATGACAAAATAGTTGTAGTACAACCTTATGCGGGTGTTAATGTACGCAAAGCAACTGTTATCAAAAGAGATGGTGTAGAAATTGCTGGTTCAAGATCTTTTGAAAGATATTCTTTAACACCTGGTTATTACAACGAATCAGATGTATTTATAGAAACAGATTTATCAAACCAACCAGCAGAAGTGTCAGCAATTTGTAACGCTGTGTGGACTGATGACGTAAAGGCTGCGTGGAAGGCTAAACTAAAAGAAGACAAACCTACCACTTAAGTATTATGTCCAGACCAACAATGCAAGAATTACTTGCAAAACAAAAAGAAATTGCTGAAAAGTTTAACGCTCAACAAGTAGAGCAAGATAAATTAAGGCAAGAATTTGAAAAAATTACTGCTGTTATTGCTGACAGACAAGCAGGAGAAGCAGAAATAGCTGCAAATGTAGCTGCTGAAACTTGCCCTGCTCCAGAAGTTACACCAGCTTCTGTAGATCCTGCTCCTGGAGCAGACGCAGTTACTGTAGAAAGAGGTACATAGTTATGCCTCTTAAAGGTAATCAAAGAAAAATAGATGCCAACAAGGATGGTAAAATAACACGCAAAGATTTTAAACTCTTAGCGAAAAAGAAAAAGAAAAAGAAAAAATAGATGGAAATAAATCTGCCTGATTTACCAGATACAGATTTTATTCTCGTTCCACCTAGAACAATTTTCTATCCACCTGTGGCAGAGATCCCTTATCTAGATCCAATCCTTCTACCTTCTCTGGAACAGGTACAGTCGGGACTTGGGGAAGATCAGGGATCTTCTGCTGAAGAAGAAAAATCATCTTCAACGGAGGAAGTATTGCCAGGAGGACAACCGCAAGTACCGAACAACTTGCCAGGAACCAAAGAAACTTTACCATCTGAAACTGTAGCTACATTTAATATACCCTTATTTGGAGAATTTCCTATTCCTGCTCCAGAAGTAATTGCATCGAGCGTAATAGCGTCAGGTGTAAGTGCAACAGCTGCCGTTACAGGTTCAATAATTCTGCAAAGCGTTGTTAATCAACTTAAAAAACTTATGACAAAAATATTTAAGAAAGTTCTTAAAAAAGAAGTCGCAAATGTCAAAGAAAAGATGGATAATAATAAAGGTAGCTAGAGTTCACATACCTGTACTATGTGGTGTCTAAACTAGCTACTTAAATTTTTCGGGATTAGCTTTTACATAAGTTCGTATATTGATGACATCTGCGCAAATGTATGCGTATTTAGAAGCAGGGTTTATCATGTAGCCTGATGCGTGAAGCTGCTGACATTTCAAAATACGAACTAGGTGCTTATCATGCACTTGTTTGTCTAGTTCTTCTATGGCTAACTTTAGCTTTACTTTTGCTAACTCAGAACACGTTTCGTTATTAGATCCAAGCGGTATCATCCAGCTTATTTGCGCTCCCCATCCTTCGTTAATACTGTAAGTATCTTCCCCCTGGGCATCGTTTCCTGTATAGAAAGGTGTTATTGCCATAGTTGGCTGGCTACATACCAGGCTTCCAAACTGTAACTTACCTGTCATTCCATTATTAACATTCATATTTTGGTTAATAATACTAGAATTACCAACAGCATTGGGTTGAGCCTGGACATTAGTATCGCCTTCGGCTCTTGCTTTATTACTGACTAAAGACAGACAAAGAAGTGATAACGCTAGTAGTGTTGATCGTGTCATTCTGTGTGATCTTTTCGGTCATTTGACTTGCTGCTCTAGTAGTAATACTAAGTGACCAATCTTTAGAGGTATCTGCAACTGTAAATACTGCATCCCCTCCAGCAATACCAGCAGAAGCAGCTACAGATATGTTAGATGCTTCCCAAGTATTTAGAGCCGACCCATATTTTTCTGTGACTACGCTGCGAGTTATAGTCTGAGTAGTATTTTCAGTTCTATTACTAGAGCCAGTAGTCCAGGAAGGTAGGCCATTTGCATAGCAAGGCGTTGCAACCAAGAATAAAAGTAGTGCAAGTTTCTTCATTTAATACCTACATTAGTGTCTTTGTTATCTACTATCTTAGCAGCGTTATTAGGTTTCTTTTTGTTAACGGAGATACCATAGCTGCCTAAGACCCCACTGGTCAAGCCAGCTAAAAACGCTCCATCATTACGGATTTTATCCATATATCCGAGAGTCATCATCGCAAGCGACCAGCAAAGTATCATAAATCGGACAGCATGACCAAAAAGTTCAGCCCAATCCGTACCCTCTTTTTCTTCTTGTTCTTCCATATAAAGAAAACTGCCTTAATGTGTGAGGAGATAGCAGCTGACCACTACTTTTTGTAAGGCAGCT